CGGAGCCGAAGAGCTGGGTTGGAGACTTATGCTATATTAATAGTCTCGCCATAAAAATCCATGGACAGTATTGTAAAACCAACACGTATTTCATAGATTTGCTTGGCCTTTGTACTATATAAAGCAATGGCCTCAACATCACCAGGTAGAATAGCATTTGTGGGACCAAAATAATCGCCACAATTCAGTTCACAATCAAACCCGTTGATGTCGATCAACCCACGGGTCCCTTGGTTTCCAAAATAACTTGCGGCATTAGTGTAGTATAAATACTGCATATACCGCAATGTTCCTTCACTTGTACCAAGGGGCCCAATAGCACTCCACGTTATATGTAAGCGTATACGCCCACGATGGAGGCCAGTGACAGAAAATAGGAGGCTGGCCGGATTCGTATAATTAGTGACTTTGTATTTGTCACTAGCAGCTACAATATCCTTAATCCGGCCAGGTAGACTGCATTGGAAATTGTCCTCTGCAAAATCGTAAAAACGACACCAGGCATGGTTTTGCATGTGCTCACTGCTGTGTAGTGTAGGATTTTTATATACACCAGTGAGCCCATGAAAATGGAGGAAAAAACCAAAGGATCCTGTAGAATCCTTTGGAGCTAAAACTCCGCCCAGTCTCTGTACCACTATATGTGGTTTACCATTTTGCTTTCCAGTAAACGTTGGATATTCTCCATATGGACCAGTTAGGTCCAATTCGAATATCTCCCCGGATTGAACAATCCAGTGTTTCCTGGTGCAGAGGTCAAATTCATCCACGGATCCATCCCATGATACACCAACCATGAAAGTACATGTTATGAATATAGAAGAAACTACTTCTACAGACATACGCACTTTACCAGTCCATGCACGGAAATGGGATGCCAAAACCCGTGGTAGCGTCCTAACAGACCTGGTACTATTTACAATACTAGTACCAGGAAGGAAGACATGGTCAACTCTCATCTTGCTGCCATCAAGAGAGAATTTAAAAGGACCTCGTACTTCCTTAAACTTTTGGATGCTATCCGGCTGTATAGGCCAGGATAGCGTGGGAGTGAGTAACGTAGAGACACTAGGTTGGGACCAGTCAACAAAAAAAGAAATCCTGAGATTCCAGTCCGCAACCGAGGTCAATTCATTACCCCTGAGTACATAGACCAAAAAATCCATGTACCCCAACTCATCTGACAAGGCGTAAAAAGAGTGACCACACATTTGAGATAAGTCAATATTCCATTCCATGGAATCTTTATCCCGTGTGGACCACATAACATTTGGTAAGCCTGTCACGAGTCCAGCAGTGATATCGGTCTTGGTGGTCGTCGCAATACGCCGATATGCGTCCAAACACACCCCAAGAACGACACCAGAGTAGCACGCAGTGGCTGCATCAACCCTAACAGTAATGTTAGGCTTGATACACCCATCACGTACCCAACAGCGCCAAGCTGCGCTGTCTAACTCCTGTGCCTTAGCACGCAAGTCAATGCGTGTAAGAAGAGTTCCTTCTAATGTATCTTTTGGTACCGCAACATTCTCATAATACATGAGGTGCAGCGGATCAACCTCAAAGGCACATCCTGGAACGTCTTCACAACGTATAGGTTTGGCACCAGTATACGTGGACGTTGAACCTCCATCCACTGAGGGCCTGCTCCACAAATCGGTTGGTGATTTGAAACGCATGGAGCGGGACTTTATCTTAAATGGTCGTACAACCTCCCCAGATTGTTGATCTATAAAATTACGTCTCGGCTGGGGAACTGGCGGCAAAACCAAAGGTGCATATTCTTTCAATGGAGGATTCACCTCCTTTTCCCAGGTCTGCACAATACCCTGGGAAGCTACACAACGCCCACCACCATGGCACGCTCGCTTTTCAATTTCGGACCATGAATCTCTGAGTAAAGATTCCCGCTCGAAGGCGGTCTGCTTTAACTCAGAAAACTCAAGTGAAGAAAAACTCAACATTGGAGTACCAATATTAAATCCTTCTGGATCTCGAAACTGACATGCGATCTTGACACGATTTTGGAAATCATGCAAGTCTGCAAGCAGACTAGAAAAAGGCAAACTCAGCAACGGTAAATTTAATGACCGATTGTTTTGAGAAGCTAAGTTTACCTCGAAAGCACACATAGTAGCTGTTGGCATGTCAGAACACGCACCATCGACAAGTGAGACGATAACGCGTACTGGCG